CTTTTGCAACCTCCGCAACTTTCGGCGTAACGTCTTCTACCTCGTTACCAAACGAATCAAACGCCATCTCAACCGCGCCCATCGCTAGCACTGCCGCAGCCGCGCCTGCAACAAGCGAAACAATGCCTGCCGGACCAGCAAACGCCTGCACGATCGCCGACGCCTTGGCTAGTCCCTTAAGAACAGTGATGATCGTCTTAACCGCCGCGATGATCTTTGGAGCGATAGCGACGCCGGCGGCAAAGCCAGCAACAAGAGCGCCGAACTGTATTTTGTTTTTAAGAGCTACCTTGTCCATCGTTCGTAGCGAGACAATCGCTCCAGTGATCCCGTCGATCATCTTTTGCAGTGACGGGCCAAAAGTATCGGCGAACGTCACGGCGATCCCTCCGATAGAAACCTTCAGCCTGTTGACCGCATCATTGAATCGCTCTGCCGCCGCCGCCGTCTTGCCGCCAACCGTGTTGCCTAGCCGGTCCGACGTGTCCGCGAACTCTTTAAGCGCATCAGACCCGCCCGCCAGCGTGTTGACTAACGCGACGCCCTCAGAGTCGAATAACTTCATAGACAGCCGAACGCGGTCGCCTTGGTTCTCTACGGCCTGCATTGCGTCGGCAATCTCTGCGAACGCTTTGGCTGGACCCATTTTGTTTAGCGCCACCGCGTCTAAGCCCAGTTCTTTGAGTGCGCCCTTAGCCTCGCCAGTTCCCTTTGCCGCCTCAGCAACCCGCCGCGTCATCCGCTGGATTGCCATGTTGGTGGTCGTGATCGCAACACCTGTCTGCTCGCCAGCAAACTGTAGGCGCGTAAGCTCTTCGGTCGTGACGCCTAGTTTAGATGCTGTCTTTGCTACGTCGTCCAGACGCTGCAACTGCCGAGTAAACAAAGAAATCGCACCGCCACCAACAACCAACGCCCCGAGCGTGCCGACCGCACTGACAACGCGAGCCATAGAGCGCTTGACCGTAAAGCTAAAGCTCTGCGTCTGATTGCTTGCACGACCCATGCCGCGTCCGTACTGTCGCGTATCAGCGGATAGAATGACTGCCAGATTGCCGATTGATGTTGCCATTTATCCTTTCTTCTTTTTGTTGTACATCATGGCGAATTGCTTGGCTACGGCTTTCATCTGATCCGCCGACTGCTTCTTAGGTGGTCCAAACTCTGGTATGAAGTCGCTAGGCTGCGCCCGTTTATTTCCAGCAACCCTAGCAACGACACACGCGAGAATTGCCATTCGCATGTCTGCCCGTTCCTCGCCGAATGGTTCGACCTTATCGTACCCGATCCATCGCACAAACTCCTCATGCGTGCATCTATCTTTAGCCTCCGCAACCGTACACGACCACGCCAAGGCTAGCCGGTGCCAGAATCTTTCGGTGTGATCGCTTCGGATTTTTCCACGGCTTCATCAACCCCCTCGGCGAAGTAGCCGCTGTGTTCTTTCACAAGGTCAACTAGCGGATCCAACGTATCGACATCCGCAGATTGGATCGCATCAAAGTCTTCGGCAGTGAACACCGGGTCTCGTTCGGCGCTGACCACAGTTGCGATGATGAGCTTGATCACTTTGCCAAGCCCTCCGCCGCCAGCCTGTTCAAGTGCCACCGCCTCAGAGCATGGCACCTTGCGGATGAACACGTCGCCTAGCCCTTCGACCGTAAACGGCCCGCTTAGTTCGCTTGGTTTCAAGAACTCACTTTTTGTCAGCATCTTTAGGTTCTCCGCGTTCGATGAGTTTGCTTGTTTTTGCGTTGCCGACGGAGTCGTGTTGCACGACTCGAACGACACCGATACACGCAAGGTGGTTGCCGATCTTGGCATCAATCTTTACGTCGCTGCCGACCTTGCCCTTTAGTACCTTATGCTCTTTTAGAATGGTCACGATCATGCGGCCACCTCGTCAGTCCATGTCAGGTCGCCAGACCACTTGACCGTATAGCTTCCCGACATCAATTCTTCTAGCGGGACTTCCGCGCCGAAGTTGGTCATGAATCCGGTGCCCGCAAGCGTTGCCGCCGTTGCCCCGAGCGCCGATAGCGGGAATGTAATCGTGATCGTCTCGGCAACTTGATCGATCGGCGGGCGGTCATCGATATCAAACTGCAATTCAACCTCTAGCTCGCCCCAGTTCACCAGGTCACCAGGCACAAATGTCCGGGCCGTCGTGGTTCCAAGATGAGTCGTATCAATCGCTGGCCGCTCAGCACCCGACACCGGCGTGATGCTGGTGATGTTTGCGGTAAACGAAGATGTTCCGAAAGCGATACTCGCGCCTGTACCAATGTCTACTGGCATGTCTAATTCCTTTATGCAAAGCTCGGCACGGAAACACTCCAGCCGATCATGTAATCCAGTTGGACGCCATCCACGCCATCCGAAGCGTGACCACCTTCCAGCGGTGCGTCGTAAGTTGTTCGCTCGTTATCCAAGTGGCACATCGAAACAAAAACGCCACTGTTCATCGTGCCCCTGAATCCGTCTAAAGCCTGCCTGACGGCCTCGGCTAAAGCATCGGCGCTGACCGGGCTATTCGCGTAGCAGTCGATCTGGACGCGGGCAGTGGCCTTGCCGGTCGCGGCAAGCATGTGATGCTCGTGCTGGCTGCTGATCTTGTGTACTACCACGCGAGGCAATGCGTCCGATTGCTCTGATCGCGATAGACGGATACGTGTCGTGATCGCGGAGATGCCAGAGTCAGCAACAAGTCGGGCCTGTAGGTCAGTTAGGAGGCTCATTTATCTAGCCCTCTCAATGCCTTAACGTCGCCCTTGTCCGCCTTGAAACTGCCTGATCGGTTTTGCGCTTCTTTGCGAAGTCCGGCCTGCATACGCCTTGCAATGATCCCCTTGCTGTCTGTGCCGTCATACGCCGGGCGCAAGAATGGTTGTGGGCTACTGTGCGAGGTGCCGAACTCTATAAGGTGTGCGTACTTGGTCGGGTCGGACATAACGTAGGACCGATACCCGCTGGGCATGGTCCTTTCCACCTGCTGCTTAAAGCCATGGCGCGGCCCGACCACCGCGAACGGGCCGCCCGTGTTCGTCCCTCGCTTAACGCCGACCGACTTGCGCAGTAGACCGGATTCCTCGACGACAATAGACTTAGCTTTTTTGTTGATGGCCGATGCCGCCGCACCGATAGCAGGGCGAGCAATGCGATTGCGAGATGCCTTAGACGCCAATCCCGCCAGCCGCTTCATCAATGCTTTCTCCCCTACGATCGTGGTTTGTTTAGCCATCAAAGCACTTCCTTAACATGCACGACCTGCCCGCGCCGCGTCTCGCGGTCGGACTTGCCTAGCACCGCCTTAATATCAAACGTCCGGCCATCAATAATGATCCGCTGCTCTGGGCTTAGCCCGTCGTACTGCTCGCGCAACGTGACCACCGCGTCTACGGTCGCGTCGTTCTTTTGTGCCCGGTACAGCTCGCGTCCGCTGGCGTCTTCTAGTTGTGCCCACCGGCTCGCAGTGGTTGACCACGACGCCACGACATTACCGCCCGCGTCGGCTGAGCCGGTGCGGGTTTGAATTGCTGCGCGGTGGTCGTGCTTGCCTGCTGGCATCAGGCTGGCCCCCTTACCGAAACGCTGTCAAGAAGCGCCTTAGTTGCAATAGGCAAGGCGGTTGCGGTCGTGCCGGTGACGACTGATTCGCGGTTCTCGTAGAGGTGTCCGATGAGCATCAACATGCCCGACCGCGCCGCCTCGGGTACGTCGGTAGATGCTGGGCCATAGCCAGCAGTGAAGGTCATGACGACGCCGTTGCGTTTCCCAGACTGAGCGGACGGCCACGACTGCAACGGCTTAAGCACGACCCACGACTCGGTGTCATCACTGATGATTTCGTAGACATCAGTTGAAAGCGTTTGGGCGCTGCCGTTTGAGTCGGTATACGTGATGGACGACACCGAGCCTAGCGGGGTCCGTGGGATGCAGATGTCACCGCCACTATCCGGAAAGTTGTTGTACTTAGCCGTGAACGTCGCGGTGATGAACTGCCGCCGCGTGTACGCCTCGGCCATCTCACGCGCCGCCTTAATCAATCCGGTAACCAGCGTGTCTTCGTCCGTGCTATCGACGCGCAGATGCAACTTAGCCTCGGCCAACGTGATCGGCTCGGCTGCGGGCGCAACGGTTTGAGTTAATGAGTAGCGAGGCATAAACAGGACGGCTAAGTTTCCCTAGCCGACCCGTGGAGGAGAAAGCAATCAAGCAACAACGTCAGCAGTGTTATTCAGCTTCGTGTGTGTTGATTTAACGATGTAGGTGACAGCACCCTCGTCGGTTCCGGTCGCAAACGTCAAGACTGCGGACAGGCCGCGAATCTCAACGCCAGCGTCAGACGCCGCTTGTAGTATCTCGCCGCGAGTGACTTCGCCGAACGCGATGTCAGCCACGGCATTGGGCTGTGCAGCCAGCGTGAT